ACAATCTTGTCTACCGTAAAGTTGAATAAATTCCTTTTCTTTAGCACAAGCTTCTTCCCAAGTAAGGTTATCAAGTACTATTTCTACATTATAGTTTACTTTCTTTACTATATTTTTCCAATGTTTGTTCCTATTTTTAATACTATTAGCTCTTTTATATGTGGAATCTGATCCTATACCTATATAAAATGGTTCATTTTTATCAAGTCTAATATGTCTGTATACGTAAGCCATTAATTATTTAAGTCTGCTGGTTCATCAGCAATTGTAGTAGTAAATGATGAAGAACTAGTTGATAAGGTAGTACCAGAACTAGAAAAACCACTAAGAAATGTTGGATAGCTAACTGTATAAGGATTAGTAGTTCCTATTCCAGTATTAATCCAAGTAGGTGTACGTGTTTGAGGAACATACACTTGTTGTTTAGGCTCTTCTACTGGCTGTTCTTCTTCCTGTAAAAGAAGTAAAGCTTCCTCTAAAGTGAGAGAGCTTTCCTTAATTAATCTAGAAAGAATAGTTACTTTTTGAGTATGAAGTTCTTGATTATCCATAGTTATCTCATATTTTTAAAAGGATTACGTGGGCCTTTTGAAGCCAATGTACTACCTTTAGAGCCACCGATATGTCTAAAGGGGCTCCAATTTAATTTACTAAATTTCTGGGAGTTATCCAAGTTTTCTTTTGTAACTTCTACACGTTTAGTCAGTCCTCTGTTACTCTGTTGCACCTTTGCAAATGCTATAAGAGCACAAAATGCTACCAAACGGTCAACGTTCAAGCCATCTCTGTAGGCTTGCATCTCACGTAACAACATAATATCTGGTATACGTTCTGCACCATATATTGTTTTTACAATATCACCGTTTTCTTTTGTCTCATGATCTAGCTCTTCTTTTAGAAACTCAATACCATATGACAACACTGTACCCTTAAATAGTGTACCTACGTTCTTCCATCCATATTCTTGGAATACGTTACGGTTGGCTCCAATATCTTTTAAGAACAATATCATATCTTTTGGTACAAGATATCTTTGTTTTTTCTTACTTATCATGTATTGAATGAATAAAGCTACGTTATTTTCTACAACTGTCCAAGCATTATACCATTCTATAAGAAGCTCTAGTCTTTCATGAGTTTTATTAAGATCATCAAAACGTCCACACCATGATGCTACAATCATGTCACGTTCTATTTCGTTTTTAACTCTACCATTACCATCATCTTTAATAACCTCCACTGGATTCTTATATACGTATATAGAACACAATGATTCAGATGTAGTAGTCTTACCTTCTCCAACAGGGTCCACAGAAGCATAATACATCCCAAATGGTGGATCTTTATGTGGTCTTTCGTATACACAGATCACTCCTTCTTTATCTTCAGTCTTTTTAGATATAGGAAACTCCATAATAGGAATTTTTCTAGAAGGCTTATCTATAATCTTACCTTCAGCGTTTCTAGAAAGCTCAATATATTCTATAGGATATTCCTTATCTTGAATACGTTGCATTTGTTTAGCAACTAAATGCGGAGGGAATACACTCACTTTACGTGTAGCAAAAGCTTCTTCAATACAACGAGGTTGCTGAGAAACAGTAAGTTGATAAGCTGCTGGATCTAAATCCTTCTTCATCTTTTCAAATTCTTTCTCTAGAGCCTCTAAAGCTTCCTCCACCTTAGAATTACCCCACTGATCAATATAAGGAGGCATAGACCACTGTTCTGGAATAAATAGACCTGTTACAGCAATTGTTCCATCTTTATCTACAAGATTACTTTCCACTCCATAAAAGCCATTCTCTTCTGGATGTAGTATGTATTCTTTCATTGGCTCACACTGATCTAGATCACCGACTGATCCAGCTGCAATAAATTGACCAGTAATCATATGACCAGACTTAAGTGCTGGTTTCATAAATCCATAGGTGTCATCCATCTTAGGAGCAATACCAGCCTCCTCGTGGAAGAAATAAGTTACGGGTCCACCGACACCATGTGTAGGATCTTTTTCAAAGGAGTATAGGTTGATCGTAGATTTTAAACCTTTATACGTATCACGACCACCTACCCTCACTTTAATCTGTTGCTGCCATGCCCCAACTTTGTCAGGCTCAGCTGGACGATACCAGGCTGTATGTTCATTTAAGAAGTTTTTATATTCATTAAGAAACTTCCATGAGCCTTTCTCGTTAATGTAATCTTTTAAAGAAGCACCAATCTTTAATACAGCTCCTTCCTCAAACCAATACTGGTTAATAAGTTTAGCCATATGAAAATAAGAGGATGCTATCTGACGCTTCTTTAGAATAATGGCATGCTTCCAATGTAGTTCTGCTAAATGTTCATATAAAGCCATATGATACTGAGCATCCCTCACCTTAGCAAAGTCAAACCTCTTTTCTTCCTTATCGTAGATAGGTAAAAAGTTTAACCACATGTAATAGTCTCTACTTACATACCATGTCTTGCCATTATCTTTTACAATAATACCATTACGACACTTAAGCTTTTGATCATCCCAGTATGCAATAAAATCTTTTGTCTTTACAGGAGCTACGCAGTAATATCCTTGTTTCTGAAACTTACGTCCTTCTTCATTAAAGATCTTACTGGTCTCATTAAACTCATACTTACCGGGCTCTTTAAAAATAGATAATAAGAAGTCTCTAAACTCCTCTCTTGTATAGAAAGTTGTTATATCCCAATTACCATTTTCATATGTAGGTATTTCCTTAAACATCAATATCTAATGATTTATTAATAGCATCTATATCACCCTGACCTCTATGGATCAAGTACTCAAGTGTAGATATTTCTTTACTACGCAATATACCTTTTATGTTATAGTTGCTCCAATATGCATTGTATAAATGTCTTGGCACTGCATTCCATAACTCAGTGTATGGATTAAAATGAAATATCCAATCATGCATGAACTCATACTTTACATCTGTATCTACAGCTGCAAACTCTTTGATGTTTTCATAATCTGTGTACACTTCTTGTTTCATAGCTTTAATGTTTAAAAAGTTTGTGCCCCATGAGAGACTCGAACTCTCACACCTTACGGAACCAGATCCTAAGTCTGGCGTGTCTACCAATTTCACCAACGGGGCCTTATAGGAAAGCAGAAGATGGGTGCGTGGACATCTGCTTTTACAACTGGCATTTCTAACCGATCACGTACAACAGCCCTTTCTACAGTTAAAAGCTATACGCCATCCCAGTTAACCTAATATGCTGTAGAGGATGGACTCGAACCACCAAGTGGACTTTAGGGGTTACTAGACATGATAGGTGGTCAACCCCAGAGGCTTATACGCTTCTTATCTAGACTTTATCAGTTGCTCCACATCCCCGAGACAGGAGGACACGTTTGCCAATTTCGTCACTCTACAGTTTTCTACTTATTATACTCGTACTCTAATATCTTACCCACTATATCACTACGGTGGTTTTCTTTAAGTTTAATCCATTTAATCTCACTAATCTTTTTAGATAGTTCAATAGCATAAGTTAAACCTGTTACACTATGTTTAGTATCTTGTTGCTCATTATCACCATTAATAATAATCTTACCTGTTTTACCAAGACGTGTTAGAATAGCAAGCATCTCAGCTTTAGTTAGGTTCTGTGCTTCCTCTACAACAAGAATGTCATCAATAGTTTTACCACGGATAAACTGCACAGGATAAGCTATGATCTTTTCATCTTTCACATAAGACTGAATTTTCACCTTGTCCGCACACTTTACTAAGTTCTCTTGGAAAGCTTCTAGATAAGGATTGAACTTCTCATCTAAAGATCCTGGAAGAAAACCTAGGGAGTTACCTACTTCTATAGTAGCACGTGTTACAAAAATATGATCACACTGCTTCTTGTTTAGAAAATCTAGTGCACTTAATGCACATACTAAACTTTTACCACTACCAGCTCTACCTGTTACAATAACAATCTGGTTGTTAATAATTAACTCTCTTGCTTCTTTTTGTTCAGCATTAAGATTAACATGATACTTAATCTCTTGTTTACGTTCTCTATTTGGTTCTTTCATAGTTTTTTTATTGGTCATATGCTAAGTTTTGTCCTCCTCTTACCTGAGACTGCTGTTCATCTTGCAAATCTCTATATGTAGCTTTAAAAGATTGTCTAATTTGATCAAACTTTGCAGCTGCATTTATAAGAGCAGTGATGTTTCCATCTCTACCATGTTCAATCTCTGTTGTCTCCATGTATTTACCAAGACGTTCCACCATGCTTTTCATGCCCATATAGGCACGATAAGTTGGCGTTTGATATAACTTCTCACAAAACTTAATTGCGTCCACTATAGCGTCATCATCAGTGGAAAATTCAGCATCTATCTCTGCAAGTATTAACTCTTCTTTATCAGATTCTGGTACATCAAAGAATGGATTTAAATCTGGGTTAGGACATGTCATATAAAAAACATAAGCATACACTTTCATGTAGTCTAAAGGATATTCTACAATAATATCACTTAATGTTTTTAATGTATAACAATGTTC